CTGAGCATCAATTAGAATTAGAAGATATCTTTGGTAACATGCGGTTCTTACCAGCAGGTCGTGTACAAAACGCTATGGGTAGTAAACGTATTACTACAGCTTTTAATTGTTTTGTCAGTGGAATTATTGAAGACAATATGAAGTCGATAATGAAACGTGCTGCAGAAGCTGCAGAGACTATGCGTAAAGGTGGTGGTATTGGATATGATTTTAGTAGGCTTCGCCCTCGTGGTGATCACATTAACTCTTTGGATAGTCAATCATCTGGTCCAGTAAGCTTTATGGGGATCTTTGATGCAGTCTGTCAAACGATTGCTTCATCTGGTCACAGGCGAGGAGCACAAATGGGTGTCCTTCGTATTGACCATCCTGACATACTTGACTTTATTCGTGCTAAACGTAACAGTGATAAGCTCACCGGATTTAATATCTCCGTTGGGATTACAGATGCTTTTATGGAAGCCTTGGATAACGATACCGAGTACGAGCTTTTGTTTGATGGTGTAGTTCGTGGCACACTCTCAGCCTCTATGGTATGGGATGAGATAATGAACTCGACATGGGATTGGGCAGAGCCAGGGGTTTTGTTTATTGACCGTATACAAGAGATGAATAACTTATGGTACTGTGAGACCATTGAAGCCACTAACCCATGTGGAGAGCAGCCGTTGCCCCCGCAAGGAGCATGTCTACTAGGTTCTTTTAATCTAGTGAAATATCTTGATGAGTCTGAAGGAAAATATACATTTAACTTTACACAGTTTAAGAAAGATATTCCACATGTAGTACGTGCTATGGATAATATTATTGATCGTACTATATATCCTCTTAAAGAACAGTCTGACGAGGCTAAAGCAAAAAGACGTATGGGACTAGGTGTGACTGCACTAGCTAACGCTGGTGAGCTTCTAGGGTACCCTTACGCATCTAAAGAATTTCTTAATTGGTCAGAAAAAGTATTTTCATGTTTACGTGATAACTGTTATAGAGCATCAGCTTTATTAGCAAAAGAGAAAGGTGCTTTTCCAATGTACCGTCCAGAGTATTTAAAGTCTAACTTTATACGTACACTTCCAGCATCAGTTAAAAAAGACATTCGTGAATATGGTATTCGTAATAGCCACCTAACATCTATTGCACCTACAGGTACAATTAGTCTTGTAGCAGATAATGTCACTGGTGGTATTGAGCCAGTGTTTAGTCATTACTATGATAGAACAATCCAAACATTTGAAGGACCTCGTGTTGAACGTGTAGAAGACTATGCGTATGCAAGAGGAGTTGAAGGGAGGACATCATCTGATATTTCAGTTCAAGATCACTTAGCAGTATTGTTGTTGTCTCAACACTATGTTGATTCAGCGTGTTCTAAAACTTGTAATGTAGGAGATGATGTCTCATATGAAGATTTTAAACAAGTGTATGTTGATGCCTGGAAGGGCGGGGCGAAGGGATGCACTACGTTCAGGATCAGTGGAAAACGATTCGGTATCTTTAACGAAACCGTGGAAACGGAAGAGAAGGTACTTAGCACGAATGAGGAAATGGTTAAAGAAACGGGAAAGGTTGAAGCTTGCTTTATCGACCCGCTTACAGGCCAGAAAGAGTGCTCATAACAAGGAGAGTTAAATGGCAGGTCAAGTCGTACCTATTAATGATATAGCATCTGCAGGTGTAGTAAAAGATTTACCTGCCGCTTCTCTTGGGCAAAACATTTTTACAGACTGTCTTAATGTTCGCTTTAGAGATGGTGCAGTTAGAAAAATGGAAGGAGAAGAGGCAATCACAACGCCCTTCTCCAACCCTATTATTTATATAGCATTTTGGGATAATCCAAATCTTAATCCTGGAACTGGTTATTATATTGTAGTAACTAATAATGGGTCTACAGATACAATACACGCATTAAAGAATGACGGTGTGCAAACTACTGAAGTATTAAAGTCAGGGATTGCCCAAGGTGGTGTTTGGCAACATACACTATTTAACGGTGGCTTTACTTTTATTATTAATAATGGAGTTGAAAGACCACTGTATGTTCAGGATATTCCTGGAAACACTAACATTGCTAACTTAGATATGTATGAGCTTCCTGGCTGGGATTCTTATTATTCTAATGAAGAGATTTCTTCTTCTGTATGGGATCCAGCTAATCAAACATTAGACTTTAACCTAGGTCAATTAGTAGACTTTAGTAAACAAGAAGCAACAATTACTATTATTAATAGCGCTACTAATACAATTAGAAACTATGCTAAGTTTAGTTCATTAGGTAGTAACTCAGATGATGCCGATGGCAATAATCAAACTACTTTTACTTGTTCAAACCAAGCTTCGACTAACACAACAATCATTACCCCTAGCGTTTCTATGATACAAAGCGGTGATACTGTTGTTTGTAAAGTGCGGTCTACTAATGTAGTTCGTGTACGCTGCGGCGTTATTAGGGCTTATAAAAATCTTCTTGTTGCTGGTAATCTTACAGAGTATGATAACACTAATACGGTTATTGTAAGGCGTTTAGCTGGTGTGGTAAGAACTTCTGATGTTGCTGCCCCTGGAGCAGTGCCAGCTAACTGGAATCCGTTTGCTGCAGGAACAAATACAGCAGATGAATTTACTTTATCTTCAACAGGTACTGTTCAAGACATGGCTGAACTGCAAGGCAGGATGTATATTTACACTAATAGTTCTATTCATTCACTTGAACAAACAGGTAGTAGTACTATACCCTTTTCTTTTTCTACAGTTACAGATAGCTATGGCGCTCAAACAATTGAAGCAGTACAAGAGTATGATGGTCAACACTTTGTTGTCGGGAGTAATGATGTTTATGTATTTGGGGGACATCCTGGATCAATTAAATCAGTGGCTGATGGCAGAGTTCGGCGTTATCTTATTGATAACTTAAATAAAGCACAAGAACAAAAGCTATTTATTTTACGTTATCAGTCTAAAGATGAGCTATGGATTTGTTATCCTAAAGGTAGTAGCACAACAATTAATGAATGTCTTATATGGAACTATCGATTAAACAATTGGACTATTCGCAGAATGAGTAGTGCTATCACTTCAGGGGATATTGCACCCTATGATAATAATCCTAATGAAAGAATTCCTTTGTTTGCATATGGAACAGAGTTAATGTATGGAGATAAAACTTATTCCTTAGTAGACTCTACTGCCTATGAATCATTTGTAGAGCGTAGAAGACTTGCTATGAGTCCTGAGTTTGATACTGAAACACTATCTACTATTGCAATGAAAGTAGAAGGTAGTAATGCTATTCTTACAATGTATGTTAAAGGAAGTAACTACCCAGGAGATAACGTAAGTCCAACAACAGGTGTATCTAATACGTTTACTGTTGCTAGCGATTACAAAATAGATATCAAGGAATCAGGTAGATTCTTAAACTATAAACTAACAGAAACAGCTACTAATGAATGGAATGTTTCAGGACTACAGTATGAGATCCTTAAAGGAGGAACTAGATAATGTCTATTATTCGTCCACCAATTTCTGGTGACAGTCCACAAGACTCGTGGGCGAATCAAGTTACTGAAGCTATTAATAAAGGTTTGCTTGCACCTAGTGTTAATCCAAGTGCAGCTACAGTTATCGGCGTAGATAGTTTTAGCGCAGCTACGGTATATCTTTATACAAGAACAATAACAGCTAGTCCTCCTGCAGCTATTGCTCAAGACCTTACTTATGATTATAGCCAAGCAACCTTTACTACTTCTCCTCCGTTTGGTTCTGCTAACTGGGAAACATCACCTCCAGGAACAGTTAATGGTGATTACCTATGGATAACAACTGTTAACATATCTGCTAATGTAGGACAGGAAATAATCCCCGCAGCTAGTTGGTCTAGCCCTGAAATCTTTGCGGTTAATGGTAGTAGTTCTATTGTTATTGAAGCTTATTTAAGAGCATCAAGCGCACCGTCTACACCTACTGGGGGATCATATGATTTCTCTACACAAACACTTACACCCCCAGGCGGTGGATGGTCTCAAACATTTCCTACAGGAACCGACCCTGTTTATATTGTAACTACAATTGCTACAATATCAGGAACTGCAGGAGTAGATTCAAACCTTACTTGGTCAGCGCCTGTTAAGATGGTAGAGAATGGTACACCAGCAACCGAGGTAGAGTCTGGTCTTGTCTATTATACGCAAGCTTCAGCTAGTAATCCAGGAACTCCTACAGCAACAAGTTACAACTTTACCACAGGTGTCTTTACGGGGCTTACTAGTGGCTGGCAAACTAGTCCTGTTACGGTTAATATTACTAGTACAACTGCTTTGTTTTGGTCATCTAGGTTTAGAATTATTGAGCCACCAACAGGCAGTGCTACAGTAACATTTGATACGCCTATTGCCTCTGTAAACTTTGGAACCAATATACAGTCTGATAACTATATAGCAGGTACTAGCGGTTGGCAGATACAACGGGCTAGTGGAGATGCTGAGTTTAATGATATTACAGCTAGAGGGGAACTTAAAAGTGGAAACTTTGATGGTTCTTTTAATACCCTAAATAATACAATAAGTAACTATACTACTAGTTCTAATGCATTTTCAGCAAATTATTGGGGACTTAAAGATGGATTTTCTAGTAATGCAAGTAATGTTACTTTAACTAGCTGGGCTAGCTTTGTCGATCCAGTTAGTAACACCGATCATGTTGTACTATGGGTAAGAGCAAGTACCGCTGCAATAACAGAAATAGTTAGTCAATTAGGTCGTAAACAATCAATAACGCTTACTCGTAATGCAAGTCATTATGCAGTATATGAAGTTTGGAATGCAGGTTATTTACCTGAAGATCCCAATACTGCTTATGTTCAGCTTAGAACTTTAGTGTCTTCAACAGGTTCACCAGCAGGAAGTGCATTAACGCTTAATGCTAGTAATGTTGTTGATCCTGGAACTACAGGTTATTTTTTCAGTGCAGATAAATCTGTTGTTAATTCAGGAACACTTGATGTTGCTAATATTAGAATCAATGGTAGTATTCAAGCTAAAAACTTAGATATTGGTATTACACTCCAAAGTAAATCAGGTAGTAGAAGTAATACACAAGGTGGTTATTTTGATTATCTCTGGAAAGAATTTCTCAGGTTAGAAACCTCTGATAGTCCAGATTATAACACAGATATTTCTTATAATGCAAGTGCAACTACTGTTTCAGAAGGGGCTAATATTGCAGTAGGGATTTTTAAAGTGCTTAATAATAGCCAGTTGGGTACCGAAGGCAGTGCTATTTACTCTTATTCAAGTTTACCCGATAGTGTTGGAAGCTCAACCACTTTTGCAACAATGATTAATCGTGCAAGTATAACTGCTAACTCTAATGGTGCAGCTTCTTCTTTTACTTGTTCTATGTCCGGCTCAAATGTTAATGTATCAAGAGGTACTTATTATATCTTTTGTTGGAGACGCGGAGGTGACTTAACTCTTAATGACTCTGGAACAGGATCAATTACTGAAGTAAGGAGACCTGCATAATGCCAAGTTATATTGAGATAAATGAAGATAATGAAATTATAAATAGGGGATATACAGATGGTAATCTAGTAGCTACAGATACGCTAATCTTAAATGTTTATCCAGATTCAGTAGACACAAATTATAATCCCTTAACAGGAAAAACTTATGAGTCAGAAGAATCTTATGCGGGTAGACAATTAAATAGGCGTAATGTCTATCTTACACAATCAGACTATACTCAAATATCTGATGCCACTTTTCCAGGAACACTAGCAGAATGGCAGACTTATCGTCAACAGTTAAGAGATTTGCCTACTCACAGTAATTGGCCTTATTTAGATTTAGAGGATTGGCCTACAAAGCCAAGTTAAATATGATAAGAAAACTAGAGGACAATGATGTATTCGAAGCTATTACGCTAATGAATAAATCAACAGAAGACAATGAGTACTTTGGGTATAAGCGCAATGAAGCTGTATGGATAAAGTATTTTGTTGGACTAGTAGAAAAACAAAAAGAAACCCCTCATGCGCTTGTAATAGGCGACTATGTAGACGGGCAGCTAAGGGGTTTTCTTTCTGCTGAATCTTTTAATAATTACTATACTAACGAATATATAATGGACGTTAAGGATTGTATTGTTGATCATGACTACAATAACACCTTTACAGTTTATCGTTTATTCGATGCCATGATTGCACATACTAAAGAGTATGGTGGTAAACATTGGCGAGCCGACTCTATTCGTAGCGAGCAAGAAGCTATGGATTATGGTCGTTTCTTGCAACGCCGTTATAATTCGGCAATTCATGTCTCAGTCAGAGGCGTAATACAGGAGAATTAAATGTTCGAAGATTCGAATCCAGACTTAGGAATCTTTGATATGCAAGTAGAATTACCGGAGGACGCTCCTAAGTTTCTACATAGGCATTTCAATAGTCATATTTGTAATAAGGGTGGTGGTGGAACTACTACTACAACTACAGGTGGGATTGACCCAGAGTTTAAACCATACCTCACAAGAGTTCTTTCTGATGTAACGGATCGATACGATAAAGAAATTGCAGGTGGTGCAGATTCTATTGTAGCTAAAATGACACCAGAACAAGAGCAAGCTTTAGCTGCACAAAAGAAACAAGCTGAAGATGCAATGGCAGGTACTGGGATGTACGACACAGCTGCAGGTCGTAGACGCGATATGGAAAACCTTATGGGTAGTTCAGTAGGTCAAGCAGCTTCTGCGGGTGGTCTTGGTTCTGCTCGTGGTGAAAAGGCTATGATGGGAGCAGTTGCAGATCGTTCATTGGCATTTGATCAAGAACGACAGCGTGTTGCAGAGATGGGTGTTAAAAATCTTGGTGAAGTGGGTTCAGCTAAACAGGCTTATAATCAACAAAGATTAGATGCACCACATACAGCAGCTTCAAGATACTTTGGTTATCTTGGTAATGCTCCTCAACAACAAACATCTACTCAAAGCGGAGGTGGTAAGTAATGCCTATAACATTAGCAGGTCCTCTTGGAAATCATCCAGGAATGAATGGATCACCACGATATAAAGCACCTACACCACAAATGGCTCCAAAAGAAAAGTCTGCTGCGGATATGATTAAAGAGCAAGCCTCTAGTACAGCTATGGAAGCAGGCGCTGAAGCTGCTCAAGAAGCAGGAACAGAGTATATTATAGATCCATTAAAAGCTAAAGCAAAAGAAATGTGGACAGGATTTACTGCTCCTGCTACCGCACCGTCATCTTCATTTATGCCTGCAGCTTTACCATCTGAACTCACAGGTCCAATGATGTCTGGATCTCAAACTGCTACCGCTGATGCTTTACTATCTTCAGGTATGACAGGTGCAGAAGCAATGGCTGGTGCTGGATCTATAGCACCTGCAGTAGCACCTGCAGTTACATCCACAGTAGCCCCTACAGTAGCTGCTACAGCAGCACCCGCAGTTGCAGGACCAATGGCAGCTATGATGGCAAGCCCTCTAGCGCCTTTAGCAATTGGTGCACTTGCAGGTAAAGCCTTTGGTTTATTTGATAAAGG